GTATCGGACGCAACGCCTCCGGCAACTCATTAATCCAACGCTTCAACTCAGCAAACAACGCATCAAACAACTGGCCACTGGTCGGCGCAGTCACCACAACCTTAAACGGAAACCGCGTCATCGCAAACCAAAGCATGGCCCACGAGAACGTCGTAGACTTCCCCGTACCATGCCCAGAGCGAACACTAATCTTGCGCTCGCCATTGGCAATATCAACAAGCAACGCCTGCTGATAATCAAACGGCTCGGCACCCAAAATTTCACGCACAAACGCAACTGGGTCATCCCTATACGTCGAAACAAAGTCTACTAACGGGTTCTGCTCAGTCATCGTCACCACCCTCAATCTCAACAATCGTCGGCGTCACGTTGCGCATCTGACGCAAAGCCTGCAAGTGCAAATCTCCAATATTAACATTAACGACATCACCCTTCGGCTGGAACCTCGCCGCATCGTACACACCCGTCATCCACTTGCGCACACCAATCTGCTCTCTGGCCGCCGCTACGTGCGTCGTCGTCAAGTCAGGCCCAACCAAGTTATCCGCAATCTCCAACGCCTCGTCAGCCATCGCGTCAGCACGAACCTTGCGGCCCTCCGCCAGCGCACGCTTAAAGTCATCATTAGCGTTCAACTTACGGCTGACAAACGAACGATCCAAACCCAACTCAGTGGCCAGCGTCGCCACAGTCCCGCCATCAGCAACCCACTGAAAAATAAAATCAGGCCCAGTGATGCTCTCGTTCGCCTCACGCGCAGCTATCTTTGCCATCGCCTCTATAGACGTAAACAACGCCCGCTTCTTTGGTTGACCAGCCATGTTTGCTCCAAGTTTTCAAAAATTTTTCTGACCGTAACATTATTTTTTCATTGAGGGTAGGGCATTGGTTTACTCACGTTTGATGCCGTTTTCTTGGGAATTAGTGCGTGAGATTATACACACACACCCCCGCCGAAAGCCGAGGTCGGGGGGGGGTATTCAGATACCCCAAATCGGGCCAGATCGGCACGAGTGACCTATAACCCCTATTATGTTAATAAACGGATTCAATGATTTCAATGACTTAGCCAAACTGGACTTATAGTTAGATATGAATTCGCATGATGTTGACTGAATGTGGGGTATCATGATACCCGCGCGCACCTATATGTGAGCAGCGTTGCTGTGCGTCAGCGCACCTTCAACACATGCCAGCGCATTAGCCAGCTCATCAGCCCACTTATACAAACGTACAACATCCTGTACGTTTACTGCACTCGCCCACTTGCCTTCATCACGTCAAGTATCATCTCATCCGCATCCATTACTGCATATTGGTACTGCTCACGCATGTGCATCAGCACGCTTGCGAGTGCTGACATTACAACCAGCGGATCGTCGCCTTCATCGTCAACGAGGTATTGCGCCTCGGCAAACAGGTCCAACGAAAGATTAATCGTGCGCTGCTTATCGTCATCAGTCATCGTATCACCTTACAAAAATGGCCCCAGCATTACGCCGGAGCCTTAGTTGAGACAGTGCAGGCCACAGGAGAGCCGGGAGAACACAAACGCCTGCACAAGCCAAGCCTATGGCCAGCGTCTACTAAAAGTCAAGCGTGTCATCTAACGATGTCGGCGTGTACCTCGTCACCTTCGCATCTGGAAACGCATCAGTGACCTTGTTGACTGCTGTTATCACGTCCTGCCACTGGTTCTCCATCATCGCGCAGACATCTGACACATGGTAAACCAGCCACGTTGGCCAGCGCTGGCGTATGGCTGACATCGAGCCACTGATAACGAAGCAGTACACCTTGCCTCCACGCTCGCACAGCACGCCATCCACAGCGGGCGGCTGATGACCGCTTGCCCTCGCGTTCACGTCCATAACCTCTAGCGCCTTCATCAGGCTCTGTGCCGCCGCTACAGCCAGCTCAGCGTCACTCACGCGCATCGCATAGTCTAACTCATCCTTCAGCTCTCTGTACCTCACCGCGTAAGCTGGCGGCACACAATCAACCAGCGTATCACCCCACACTGCCACCGATCGTGCTGACGCGGCGACGTACGGCCTGACGGCAGCATACACCAGCGGAGCGTATGTGTGTGCGTCTGCTTCCCGCTTGAACGTACCACGCTCTGCCATCGCCTTTTTCGCTTCCGCTGACTTTGGTTTCGCTTTAGTTGCTTTTGCCATTGTATCCCCACACCACTTGACCTGTGCCAACGCTGCACTCTTTTTTTTTACATTAAGCCAACCAAGCAAACAACTGCCCGACTGCTCCCGCCTGCGACTGTGACTTGTTCCCGCGAAGCGGTAAGGAACAATTCACTGGCGCTGGCTGGCGCTGGCTCGCAGTTTAAATAATAGCGTGTGACGGCTTTATGCCGACACTCATTTTAACGTAGTGCCTTAATGGGTTGACAGAGTGCGCCAGTGCTAGTAAAATCTCGGTAGAGATTTCAGCAAATCCAGTGGCGCACTTGCCCACACAGCCTCCATTCGGGGGCTTTTTTTATGCCTTATTCAAACGCAAATGCGCCAGTAAAATAACCCACTGGCGCACCTTTATCTTAACATATTCAAGCACTTGCAAACTTGTGCGCCACTGAACATTTTACCCGTTTCAGCAGTGGCGCACTTGATTGTTAGGCGGTTGATTTACTTACTCACCGCGTCGGCAAGCCCCGTGAGTAAATTACTCAATCACATCAAAGTCGTCATCATCGCCATTTACCCGGCTTTTCAGTTCAGCAACAAACGCTGACATCGGCTCAATGGCTCTCTCATATTTAAACTGCGCCTTGTTTTTGTGCGGCCAGAAGTTCACCTCAACCTCACTGCCGTCGATCTCAGTTATGCACTGTATGTGCCACGGGGACGCGTCATAGTTTGGCCAATAGAAGTCCATATGCGTTTGTGCGTTGGCCCAGTCCGCCCAAGCCTGCACATTGTATTCCTGCTCCCAATCGCGCTTGGCGTAAAAGCAATCCGTCCAGTCGCCTGTCCATTCAACTCTCATCTCACTGCTCCCCAACTCTGCTGACCGACTGCACGCCCTTGCGCTCTTTGCGCTGGCTTGGGCTGTGATATGTGATTTCCTCTAGCAAGCCTGTGTCTATCCACTCCTTGATGATGCCACGCGCCTGCACGGCTGACTTGTTGTTCGCAGCCTTCGGGAAGTTGAAGTTGGTGACGACTGTGCCAGCAAACCTTGTCCGGTCCTGTGGGCGTGATGAAAACATTTCACCCGACTCTGGGCCAGCGTTGATGAGTGACAGCATACTGTTGACGATTGGCGTCGTCATGCCCTCCCATTTATCAGGCAGCTTGTATTCACAGCAGACACCAACACTCTCACCATTGGCCAGCGTGACTGACACCATGCGACGGTAAACGCCTTTCTCCGCTGGCGGTGCCAAGTTAGCCTTGCCATTGTCCACTCGGAACAAGCCAATCACGTCATCTGGCTCCAACCCCAGCTTGTTCAGTTCCTCATCTGTTAATTTATTTACAACTCTTGCCGACCTCGCTGCGCTAATGAGTGAACCTGCGCCTCGCACTGAGTCGACCGTAGCCGCCTCGCCGTTTGACTTGCGAACGTGGTGAACCAAGTGAAGCGCTGCTTCTGTCTCGCGAGCCAACTTGCGCAGCATGGCCACGACGACCTGAATGCTGCTGTTGCTGTTTTCGTTGACTGCGTGCGTACTGATAAACGGGTCAATGATGACTGTGCCGATGGCGTTATCGTTTACCTTGTCGCGCATGAAGTTTAACAGCGCGTCGTTCTGCACGATGCCTTCACGCCCCTCGGCGGCCAGCATGATTGAGATTGTGTCTTCACCATCCATGAACAGCTTACCTGCGATTTCCTCATGCGCGATGCCGTAGTGCTTCATGGCAGCGGCTAGTCGGATTTGCATCTCGGTCAGGTCATCCTCTAGGTTTACCAACCACACAGATGTCGGCTCATGCACCTTTTCGCCCAGCAATGGCCGACCTGTAACGATTGCCAGTGCCTCGACCATAGCCAACGATGTCTTGCCGATGCCACCAGCCGACGCCGTGACTGTCAGAAAACCACGAATATACGTGCTGCCATAAATCCAGCGGCGACGCGGCAACGTGGCCTCGTCAATGCGTGAGACAGGCGTTGGCCATTCCTGTGGCTTGTCGTCATCGTCAATCATGTCTGACTTCATCTCTGGCAGTGTGTGCTGTTCGTCTGGGATGTAGTCAAAGTCATCTAGGTCTTCGCTGACGGGCGCGTCGTTGATTTGCTTGTTGACCTCTTCGAACGGACTTGGCTTTAGCTCCTGCCCGTAAGTCCTTACGGCGCTTGTAAAATCGCCAGAGTGGTCAAAGTA